TGAAGTACCACCTGCTCCGTAAGAGTTTTGTGCCGCTAACATATCGTCAATATCAAATGAGAAGTCTCTGTTTACGAAGATTACATTTTCTTCGATAGACCCTTGTTTATCTAATCTTTGGATTACTGAATCAAAACCAGCAAGAGCAACTGGGTTACCACCGCTCCATACATTTCCTCTTGTATTAACTACATAGAAAACTCCTTCAGAACCTTTGTTTCCTTCTGGACCTGTAGTAGCTATAGCACCAGAACCAGCTTCTGCTGGAACCGCTTCTATCATTGCTGTTTCAAGATAATCCTCAAATCTTAATCTTGTTTCATGCTCAGATTTCATATACCAAAGGTATCCAGAAGCTCCGTTTTCAGTGCTTACTTCAACCCAACCAATTTGTGCCATATCAGACCCATTTACTTCGTAAGTGTCTTTTATGATAATTGGAGAATTGTCAAAGATGAAATCTTGTGCTTCTAAAGATCCAGCCATTCCGTCTTGACCTTTTCTAAATTCTGAACCATAAATAAATATACTACAATTTACCCCTGCCGCTACTGCTTGACCAGCTGCTTCATAGTAAGCTACAGTTACCGTAAACGGTGCTGCATTTGAAACTGCAGTTACAATCGCTTTATTACTAAGCGTTGAACCAGCTGTTTCATCTGAAATCATAACCGTTTGACCAACTCTAATTGCCGCAAAACCATTAGCCGGAGCTGATGATGCTGGCGGAGAAGCTGGGTTAACTTGTGCTGTAGGTATAGTCCATACTGCAGTGTTTGCTGCTGCTGCTGCTGCAGATGTACATGCTGTATATTTAGTGTGTAACCTTCCTTGTTCAGCCCATTTTATAAGGTCTGAGTTAGAAGGCATTTCAGCGCCTACCATTCTTAAGAATGAGGCTACTGTTCTATTACCATATCTTTCAAACTCCTTTTCGTAAGTATCAGGTAGATACTGGTTAAGGAAATCAAAATTGGTAATATAGTTTGTCGCTAAGGCTACTTGCTGCGAACTTGGCTGCAAGTCAAAGCCTGGTGTTCCTAATACTGCCATTTTTTTAAATTTTTTTAATTACTATAATTTTTTAATACTTCTAATTTTGAGGCCTCTACCACTGCTTTTATCACCAACCGAACGAATCTTTAAACCGTCTTTACTGAATGTTTGTGGGGTCTTTCTCATTTCCATGTTAATGTTTTTAGATTTTTTAGAAACATTATCTACGGCTTGAGTAACACCTTGATTATAAAAAAATTCAGCAAACTTGTCTAAGTTCATCGCGACCGACATGGCTCTATGATATCCTTGAGCGTCTTTAATCAAACCTGTTTCTTTGTCCATATATTTACCGACAAAATTATTAACGTCTGATTGCTTACTTCTCAATTCATCCTTATCACCCGGTTTAAAAGTAAATTTTTTGTCTCCGACTTTAAACTCAAAACCTTTGAACTCGTCGTTAAAAACTTCATTAGTTTTATCAACAAAGTAATTATACCTTTTTTTCTGGGCTTCCGCCTTGGTTTGCGATTCCTCTATGTAACTTTTATAGCTATTAATTTTTTCCTTGTCCTCAGTAGATAATCCACCCCCACTTGACTCAAGAGGAGCTTTATACTTATCACGTTGTTCATTCAAAAACTTTTTAGCTTTTGCAAGTTCTCGCTTTTTGGCTAACTTTTTCTTCTTGATATCTTTAGGTTCGTCTAACTCTTCATCGTAAGAAAACTTATCCTCAATGATATCTCGAATATCCTCACTATCCAACCCCTCTTCGGTAGTTGTGTAGTAAGCCGCTAACACTTGGTCACCTTCCATTTCATCATAGTCTTTTTGTAATTCTACAAAGTCTCTGATTCCACGTCCAGTCTCCTTTTTATATTTAAAATACGCTGCCACATCTTCCGGTAAGTCTTCATTTGCATCTTTAGTATCAAATAATTGATCTACCGATTCAATGTCTTTATCGTATCTCGTTTTAATATAAGAAAGAACGTCTGCATCATTTAACTCTGATGCGGGAGTTTCTTGTGTTTCATTTTTCTGTTGTACTTCTTTTTGTTCCGATGGGGCGCTGGTACTTTCAACGCTTGTATCCACTCGCTCCACGTTATTTTCTTCCACTCCAGTTTGCTCGGACTCAAGTTTTTCTTCATGCTTCTGTAATAATTCTCTTTCTATTTCTTGAGTGGATTTAGCTTCCGCGTCACCCACAGCTTTTACTGTAAATTTTGGTTGTTCGTTATTTTCCATTTTATTTAATTTAATTTAAGTTACAAAGTTAATATTTATTTATTTATTTTTTTTAGCTAATTATCGTGGATCAAATTCCGACAAATCAAAACCGTCTAAACTGTCTTCATTAGATTCAAAATTGAAAGGAGGTAAGTTTCTTTTTCTTTGCTCAATCATTTTAGACTGTTGAGTGTTACCCATGCTAATTCTATCTGATTTAGCTTTTTCTTTCTTTTCTTCTCTCTGATCAATTTGAGCCTGTTCCATTCCTCTTAATTGCATATTATAATTAAATTCTGCATCCATCAATCTACGTTTTAAATCGGCCTCAGCTGTTTGTTTTTCAATTTCAAAAGCAATCTCTGCTTGTTTAATTTGAATTTTAGACTGAAGTTCTGCTTGAGTTTGTTGCATTTTAGATTGAGCAGCTTGTTGTTGTAACTGCATTTGATTTTTAGCTTGCATTTGTTGCTTCATTAATTCCTGTTGCTGCTGTTCCGCTTGTCGTTGTTTACGTTTTACTTTTAATAATTGATTAGCCATTTTTAAATTATTAATAGTTCTAATATCAATAGCGTCTTCCAAATCAATTCCTCCTTGCTGTAAAGCCATTTGTATATTAGCTTCTAATTGTGCTTTTTCTTCTTCATCTGGAGACATCTCGATGAATATCCCGAAATCGTATAAATATAAATTTTTTATTTCTTCTAAAATCCCTAAATTATATTTTCCAATTTGCATTGCAAACTCATCTCTAAAATCAGCATACTCTAAAATGTCTGCCGTTCTAATAGATAAACATTCTGCCAATCTTTTAGTAATCCATAAACTCGCTTTCAATATATGACGGGTAGCTACATTAGAATTTAAAGCAGCTAATTTTTGTATACCTACTAAAGAATTTGGATCTGGTGTCGACGCATCTCTGGCTTCATTTAATCCGGTTACTTGACGTAACATATTTAAATAATGATTATAATTACCTATTAACATCTGCATTTTACTTTGACCACTGTTAGATGTTAACTGACTAATTGGTTGCCGTGCATTATTAAATTCCCCATCCTGAGTATAACTTCTACCTACTACACTACCGGTTTGAAAATACAAACGCAAAGCATCCTCAGGATTATAAGCAGCTCCAGTTCCTAAATCTACTTCACTTAATCCATCAGCATCAATAAATACCCCATCTGGTACTACCTTGGAAACTACTTGTTGTATTTTTAAATGAGTGATTTGAATTAAATCTGCAAAAGGAATCATTCTTCTTACTAAAGACTCTAAAGTTCCTTTATATAATTTAGGGGCGCAAGCTACGTAATTAGGGTATGCATGTTGATTAGCTGAATTAGGACGAACCATGTTCTCCATTAATTCCCACTTTAAAATAATATTAGTTCCCATTACCATTACCCCTTCATACCATACATCTATCTTTTTTTCTATCTTTTCAAAACCTCCTTCTTCCATCATTTCTTGAGGAGGATTAAACTGATCATCTTTTTCTACTGTTTTAAAAGTTCCTTCGGATAATTTTTTCTTTTTATAAACAAATGTATTAGTAGTTCTATAATTAAAATAAAGTAACGTACATGTGTCTCTTGAAAACATACTGTTTTCATACATTGCAGCTACATTATAATAATCGTACCAAGCCTGACTATATTTAGATATTTCTTCCATATCGTCGTTGGTAATATCAGGATCAATCTTCACTAACTCTACAATAGGTACGGTCTTAATTTCTCCCCAATAAAAACAATCTTTAAAATAAGGGTCTTCAGTGTAACTGTAAACAACATTAGCTGGATCTACATACTCCACTCTTAAACCGTCTCCTTGTTGAAACATGTGTTTACATATACCAATGCCTAATGTAGTGATATCGTAATCTACACGTTTACGAACTCTTTCATAATCGTTTTCTTGTAACATAGTATCAATCGCTACTTCATTAGCTATTTCAATACCTGGTTTGTAATTTAACTGCATATACAATTCCATTTCTGTATCACTTTGAGGAAGCGTTTCTGGATTAACTTCAAATACATCTAACTTAAAATCATTTTCAACTTGTTTAAATAAATCTTGAGCAATTACATTACGCTCTACCATTTCTTGAAATTGATTTCTTTTTTCAGCCGACATTGCATCAATAGCTACACAGTTAACTTTAAACAATCTATCCGACATTCCGTTTACTACTATATCAACAAACTTAGGTATAATAGGAACCGGTGTCCAGTCTAAATTTAAATAAGATAAATCTCCATCTACTGATAATTCATCTTTATATTTAGCTACAGACTGTTCTCCTCGAGCATATAATCTTAATCTATGGAACTCTTGCCACTGACTGTAAAACCTACAATTATATCCGTCTTTACGGAACCATTCATATTGAATTGCTTGTCCGATTTGTAAACCGTACTCTTTAGTTTTTTTCTGAGAATCTGAAACAAATTGGTCTGGAAAAGCTGCTGACTTTATATCTATCTTAATATCTTTCATGTAATTATACGACTATGATTACTGGCATTGTTATATCTTGCAAAGTTAATACTTATTTTTGATTTTTGTTTAGATGGTGTGTATAAATGTTTTTGATTAGCCATAATAGCTAAACCCGAGCTAATAGCAGCATCAAACTTAGTTCTATTATTAATATCAAACTTAGCCCAATCTTCTAAAGTTCTACCGAAATACATCGTGCCCATATCACCCGCATCTCTATAATCTCCTGAAAAATCAATACCTATATATTTTTCGATATAGGATTCAATTGCTGAAGCATGAGATTGTTTTACATCTTCAGAAGTGTTAGGTATTCCTCCTAATTCTCGTTCAGTTTTAGATAATTTATTATAAGTTTTATCTGGCCTGTTTAATGAAAAACCTCTGTATCCTCTGTTTTTAAAATGATACAACAAACGTGGTTTATTATTTTCACATAAAATAGGCATACCATAAAAAATACATGCCATTAAAACTTCTTCAAAAAATATTTCCGCTGTTTGTGGACGCGCTATATATTCTAAAAAAAACTCATTACTTGGAGCTTCTTCCATGTTAAACTTAGTTAATCCATGTAAAGCACCGTTGGATCCTTTTCCTACTACTACCCCAGATATATCATAAGAGTCACAACCGAAAGAACCTATATGTTCATTCCCTGGTTTTTTTTGACCCCGCTCCATAATTACATTGTTTTGAAGATGACCGGGAGGAGTCCATGTTACCAAAAACCTACCGTTTTTATTAGGTGACCATTTTACTTTACTATCTTTTATTCCGTTTTCCCAATAAAAAGAACCGCGAGTAGTATGATGATCTAAGATTAAAGAATCATTATAATCTATCTGTTGATATATTTTAGTTAAATTAAATAAAGATTGTTTACTTTCATCTCTAAAAGCATGTGATTCTGTTCGTGGAAATTGACGATAAAATTCATTTAAAGCATCAGGGTCATGGGTAAGAGAGTTTACTTCGTTTTCCCAATAATCAATAGCCCCTATATTTATATACTCTCCATCTATACCTTCAACAGGGTGGAGAGGTGTTTTTAAAACAGGCATACCATACTTATCAATATATCCTTCAAAATTCCATTCCATTGGAACAAATAAACAATATAAACCGCTTTTGGTCTGACCATTAGCATTACGATTAGACGGAAAAGAATCTTCGTATAGTTTTTTAAAATTACCCCCTCCTTTATCCAAAGCATTAGAGGTAGACCCCATCATACATTTACCAATAATTTTACTACCCAGTCTTAAACAAGTTTTAGTTACCCTCCAGTTATTTAAAATGTTATCAGGTTTTTCCCACTTACCACTTTCATCATGTAATAGTAATTGTAATTTTTCTCCATCATAACTATTATCTCCTGTGTTTTTCCAATCAATAGTAGTGTCTAATCCTTCTAACTCTTCTTCTGAAAGTTTATGCATATTCTTTTTAGTTATTTTTGATGCGGGAACTCTATACGCTAATTCCGTTTTAGGTTTATCCATACCATCTTGTATAGGTTTAAAAAAGAAAGGATAATTATTAGAAATAGGAACCACCTTGTCAGTAAACATTTTTTTTGCATCTGATCCAGTTTTAGATAATATTCCTACACGAGCATCTTTAGTGATGGTGGCTTGATTTACACCTTCACACGAACTCATAAAAGAAAAACCTGAACGTCTTATTTTTAAATAACACATTCCAAAACTTCGTTTATCTGCTTTACAAGCTTCCCAGAAAATATAAAATATTCTATTTGCTTCTCTAAAATCTGGATGACCTACATCAATTTTTGTCCATTGTAAATACATATAATGTGTACCGGTAATATAAGTAGGAACACCTTTATTCATAAACCAATGTCCTTGTTCTCTTCGATCAAACTCTTCCTCTATATATTCTACCCATCTGCTTTTGAAATTATCCGGAGTTTCATGCCATTGAAAAATAGATTTTATTCTATTTAATTCTTTAGAAATAGGTGTAACCTCCCAATATTGATCTTCTTTTTTTTTAGATTTGTTATGGATGTTTTTAGGAATTTTAGGTAAAGCTATTTTTAATCCATTAATATCTATAATCTGTTCTATTTGTCCTGTTTTAGAAATAACTACTACATCATATTTTTCATTATATCCATACAGCCAACTCCGCGCCCTATTTTTATTAGACAACACGGCTTTAGGAATATAATTTTTTATTTCCGTATATAAACTATTTTGAATTTCTTTCTGCAAATCCTTTTAATGTATTAGTTTTCTTTTCACTTACTGTTCCTTCTAATAAAGATTTTTCCTCTTCAATTCTTTTTAATATTTCAAACGCATCCATAATACATAATTTTTTTGTAGCTGCTGCGTTTTTTAATCTGTCAGCTGCTAACTCATCATCTTTATCATATTTAATAATATCTTCTTTAGCAACTTTTATAAGTTGCCTTACAGCTTTTTCTCCAGCTTCAATAATTTTTAATTTAATCTCCTTTGTGTTCATTTTTTTCGTAGGTTTTTTTTATATCCTCAATAGCTTTATCATGACCAGGTAGATGTTTTAAAATTTGTAAAGCTCCTAACACCATGTCTCTGGTTTGTTTTTCTTCTAAAATTAAAGTCTGTAAGTTTTTAGTTAAAGCTTCTACTTTAGCGTTTAATCGTGCAATGTTTTTTTGTACTCCCATAGTTATTTTTTTAATTTATATAAACTGTATTTTAAAGTTAACTCTTCTCCTTGTTCTATTTTACTAATAGTTTGTAATTGTTTATAATGATAATCTGCATTTACTTCTACCAATTTACAATTAGGGCGTGCGTCATGATTAATAAAACCCCCCAAGGGTGTTCTAATAAAATCATGTTCAAAGTTAGGATCATAAATATGCGTAATACCTATTACAATATCTTTAGGAATATCTTCTTTAGCAAAAATTCCCACTCCATGAATATCTGAAGGACCTATAGTTAAATAGGAAGGTAAAGGTTTATAAGGTTTATTTTTTTTCTTCATTGTTTTTATATTTATAAAACATCACAAATACCTCTCTTCCTTCTTTCCAAGATTTATTTGGATATTTACTATGAAAATAATTAGCTGGATAAGATATTAATCTATTAGGTTCATATCCTACTACCGACACTAATCTCCATTTTTCCAGTTGTTCTGCATCTACTCTAATCATTTCATCATACTCTTCTTCTTTTACATGAGCAGGCAAAGATTTTCCATAAACATCATGTTCCCAAAACGCCGTTCCATGAAGTTCTTCTAACTCTCGTTCCGACATATATAAAACTACAGCTCTATCAGGATGTTCTCCTTTAATCTTTAAGTCGGAATGAATCCTCCATTGCGTGTCTAATTCATCAGTAGAAACTCTAAAAAAACTTAATATATTTTCTAATTCTCTACCTTCAATCATTCCTAATTTGCGGAGCACATAATTATTAAACGATTCGGGAGACTCTTGAATATAAAAATTTTTTTCTCCTACAGTGTGAGTAATAAACTTTCCGTTATTTAAATAATCATTAGCTATTTTAAATAAATCTTTATCCACAAAATTATCTACTATATGAATCATACAATCATTGTTATATTATTGGTAAACATGCGGTATAACTTTTCCCCATCTACATAAAACTCATATTCACTGTCAGGGGTAAAAGAAACTTCATCTCCTTCTTTAACGCCTAAATCTATTAATTCTTGATTAATGTATTTCACCACTCCAAATAACGGCTCTTCATTTCCTCCTTTATAAATAGGAGACTCTTTAAGAGGAATAGGTTTTATAAAACAATATTTACTATGAGCATGCCATTTGTTGTTTTTTTTGTATAAAAAAAATTGTTCGTTGTCAATTAAAAACAAATCATCTTTTAAAAAACTTCTTCCGCTTTTTTGTCTACCATACATGTCATAATAAAATTTAAAAACATTATGATGTACTAATAAAACGTCTCCCTGTTCAATAGGTCCACGATAATTAATAGGGGTAGATATAACATTTGCTAATCTATTAGATGTAGTATGATCTTCTTGAGAAACACTGGTAATTAAATCTACGTTTCCTATTTCTTTAATATTATCATACCTTCTTAAATTAACCGGGGAAACTATAAAGTTATAAGGTGACTTCATTAAAAATTTATATTATATTCCAATGAAATAGGAAGAGTCATTAAAAACTCTTTCCACATAAAAATTTCATCTTTTTTTTGAACCCAAATTTTATATGAAGTTGAGGTTGCTTGAATTAGATGAATATTATGTGAGCCTCCTAATACTTCTTGGCCTACAATATAATGCATAGCTCCAGACTTATAGTCTGATCCGATTGAGATTTTTCTGATATCCATTTCATTTTATTTAATTATTATTGAGGTAATAGTTTAAGTGCCATTTTTCCACTAAAGCTACCTTCAAATAAAGCGTCTACTCTTAAAGTAAAAAAGAAACCTTCTCCTGGTAGAAGTGTTACATTGGCAGCTATTCCTGATAAGGTAGCGCTACAACATCCTATAACTCCACCAGCTACTGTTATAGTACAAGAAGCAGCTTGTAAAAAAGCGGTATCTGGATCACATGGGTCTCCTTTAAATAAATCCAAATAAAATGTTCCTGCTACATCAGTAATAATTGTAAAGTCTGTCGCGCAAAGTCTTAATTGGTCAGCATCTGTACCGCAGGCACCCGCATTAGTGTTCCAAAATGTAAATCCAGCTTGATGATCAAAAGCTGGTAAAGTAGTAGGCATAACTGCTCCAAGGTCATTGGTTGATCTATTATAAAGGGTGTCAAAACTTGCGTCATTAGCCCCTAAATAGGTATAATATCTTGAGGCTGTTAAAGACACGGTTGCACCTGTAAAATCTCTATTCCACATTATTACAGAGTTGTCAGCGACCGGTACTTGCCAACTTCCATCACCTCTTAAGAAAGTAGTACCTGTTCCTCCAGCTGGTACGTGTCCCACATTAGTTGTTCCAGCATAAGCATTAGAAGCAACCGTAACTGCTCCCGTGGTTGGGGTAATAGTTAAAGGGTTACCAGTAGAAGTTCCACTTGCTGCTGCAGTCACACTGGTAGCGCCTGTATTAGTAAGGGTAACTAAATAAGGATCTCCTAAACTCCCTGTTCCACTATCCGCTGCTGAAATTCCAGTTCCTCCAGTTACACCTGCATATTGTCCATTAGATACGGTTAACCATGATCCATCATTAGCTCCAAATCTCCACGAATAAGCACCTCCTCCTGGCGGAACCCATTGTAATCCTGTTCCTGTAGAACTTAAAACTTCTCCTGCAGCACCCACAGATGATGTTCCATCTTCAATGGTTGTAAATTTTCCATTAGGAGCCGCTACCTCTACCCCTAATCCGCTTAATATAATACTGGTAGTACCTGTGTTTCCTGCAGTTAAGGTATCTTGTAAATTACAACAAGCAATAGATTGCCAGGTTCCATCTCCTCTTAAAAAATTAGAAGCCGTTCCTCCTGTAGGTACGTGACCTATATTGTTTCCTCCCGCATAAGCATTAGGTGTTACCACTACCGCTCCTGTTGTTGGAGTAATAGTAGTTACTGTTCCGGTTGAAGTTCCTGGGGCTCCCGCTGTTACAGATGTAACTCCACCTGTTGTTGGTTGCCATGAAACTCCCGTAGTTGTAGATGTTAATACATCCCCTACATTTCCGGTACTCACACCGTCCCATAAAGAACCTGTTAACGCTATTCCAGCTGTAGTGACTAAAGTACCATTAGCACTAAATGTATTGGTTCCTAACCAAGCATTATCTGCTGATGAAGAAATAGTAGCGGTAGTATCAAAAGTAGTGGTACTTGGACCGCTAAAAGATATCCCTATAGCAGTAGCTGTATTTCCTACTGTTAAAACTTGTTGTAATGGTGGAGTTGCGGGTGCTGGTAAAGTACCCCACTCTACTCCTGTTCCCGCTGCATTTACTGTCAATACTTGTCCAATAGCTCCAGTTGATCCACTATAATCATTAATAGTAGCAGTTGCTCCAAAATTTAATTCCGATGTGTTGCCTAAGAAAATATCTGAATTAGTTCCCATTGTTAAATTAGAACCTGTTCCAGAGATAGTAGCAATAGTTCCATTACTTAAACTTAATATTTTACCAGCTCCCGTCATATTAATACTACCTGTAGTATCAAAATCTAATGTAGTTGTATTACCCGCTGTTAAAGTAGACTGTATAGTACAACATGAAGTAGCTGCTGGAGTTGCCCATATAGCACAAGATCCCGCTCCTTGAGAAGTCAAGACTTGTCCTGCTGCGCCCACACTACCGCCTAATTTTACTTGACATAAATCTATAAAACCTACGCCGGCTCCTCCTAACAAAGTTACACTGCCTGTTAAAGTCATAGTTTGAGTAGCTGTATTACCAGTATCTAATACAGACTGTAGACCTTGATTTACTCCTCCTCCTCCTGTAATAGAACTTACTAAAAAAGTAACTGTTTCATTATTATTACTAACATCTGTTGCAATTAATAAATCATCAGCTGCAGGGGTGACTGTAGGGTAAACGGTAGTGTTTTCAATTTTTGCCATATCTTTATATTTGTACTATTCTATATTGTATATTAAAAGTTAAGGTTCCATCACCTCCTGTAGGATTAGCGGTATCTGCTTGAAACAACAAAGGTCTGTTATCCATTCCTGTTAAAGTAGGTGCAGCTAAAGTATTGTTATCTACTGCCGCAAAAGATTGTACTTCTGTAAATCCTTTTTCTAAAAAAGCTTTTTGTATAATAGTCCAAGCCGCTGTATTCACTCCGTCGGTTTGAGTTATAAACCCTCCTAATAACGTAAAAGAATAAGGATTAGTTTTGAAATTATTTTTTACCACTATCGTACCAAAAGGAATAATATAATACCCGGCACCTGGTGCTGGAATCAATTCCACAGGGTTACTATAAGAACTTAAAATTTGTGTAGAAGTTATAGTTACTTCTTTAGTTAATGTTCCAAAAAACTTTTGAAAATCTGTAACTTTTGCAGTTTTAGTTTCGTTGTTGTCATTTACGTCTGTTAAAACTAAATAATCATTCGCTGTAGGAATGATATTAGGATAAACGGTAGTATTACTTATTTTCGCCATTTTTTTCTTTTTCTTTTACTTCACCAGTTTCCATGTTTATGACTGCATCTTTACCGTATTTGTCAGCTAAAGATGTTTCTAATACCTGGAACTCTGATTTAATTTCTTGAACTCTTAAAAGTAATCCATACTTTTGAAGTTCAGTATCTCCTAACTGAGACTTAATTTTGTTAAATTCTACATTTAAGTCTTGAAGAGACTTTAATTCTTGTTCGTCTATTTTTTTTTGCATTTGATTAAAGTTTAATTAATTAATAATGCAAAGATAAGAAAACTTATGGAATGTATTTTACTTTCCTTGTCCTCTATATTTCTTAAAATAGTTTCTGCTGGATTTAAGAGAGCTGGTTTTAGACTTAGCGTGTATGCCTGGTCTTTTTTTACGAGAGTTACCTTTGAATGTGAATGAATTTAATTTTGCCATTATTTATTTTTTTTATTTATTTTTTCAAATGAACGACCTCCGAAATAGGATCCAATTACAGTTATAAGAACAAGTTGTAATAAATCTGTCCATTTTTCTTCTACATGAAAATTAACTGCTCCTGCATCAATAAAAATCATTAACACAGTGCATACAACTAAAAATATTAATACCATAGGTCTAACATTTTTACTTAACCAGGAATCGCTGGTCATATCATGCCGCCACCTTTCACTTACTTGTTTTTGAATTTCTGCTTCAGCTTGAATAAAGATTTTTTCCATTTCCATTTCAAACTCTGCTTTTTCATCTTTAGTCCTAATAAACCTGTCAGCAATTCCTGCTACCTTGTCAGCAACATCAGTTGCGGTTTTTCCAAATATTTTATCTAATATACTCATGATTGTTTTCTAATGTATTCTAATATAATATCTATTTTCTTTTTTATTTCTTCCATGTTATCCGCATTTTTTTCATGATGTTTGGAGAATGTATTTTTAACCTCTCTAATACTAAAAAAGAAGAAGTTATATAATGCATATAACGCCCCTAACAACAACACTAATGGTAGGCCATATCCTTCTATTAATTCTAAAATTTCTTTCATTAGTATTTACCTCTTTTATTTTTTGGACTGGATTTAGTAGAACCTCCTTTTCCTGCCCATAAATGTTTACACGCCCAGTATCGAGCTGTTAGTTTGGATTTAGCCGTTCCACATTTATGTCTTGCTTTAAAAGATCTCCTTGCGGCTGCAGAATAATTGTGACCATAACCTTTAGCACCAAAATGAATTAACTTTTCTTTACCGCCTTCGCACGCTTTCACCATCTTCTTTTTACCTGGACGGTCAGAAGCTACAACTCGGTTACACTTCATTCTGCTTTTTTCAGCCATTATTTTTTCTTTTTAACTTTAGGCCTCATAGACTTTAACATTTTATCTATTTTTGCCGCTTGACCTTTATGCATAGCTGATGCTTTTTTTAATTCAGCAGCTATTTTTTTTAATTTATTTTTATCTATCATTTTTTCTTTGGTAATGATTTAACTTTTCCATTTTCTGTTCGAGCATAACGATGAGTAGCGGTTTCCATACTTGGAATTAAAATACCACAATACTTTCCTTTACCATACTTCCAACACACTTTTTTTCCTGTTCTTCCTTTTTTTGCCATTATATTAAATATTTATATTCATCAGTTGCATCAAACGAAGGACAAGCTTTAGCTGAAAAATCTCTGTGTCCATGAATCAAAGCTCCAGGATGAAGTAATAATAAAGTTTTTAATAAGAGTTTTAAAGATTGTTTTTGCTCACAAGTGCGAGTATCTTTAGGGGTTTTTCCATCTTTTTCTACTCCTCCTATATAACATACCCCTATACTGGATTTATTATAACCTTTAGTGTGAGCTCCTATTTTTTCAACTGGCCGTCCATATTCAATAGTACCATCTAAGCCTATTACAAAATGATAGCCAATTCCTGACCACCCTCTTTTTTTGTGCCAGCTATCAATAGTAGCAGCTGAAATATCTTGACCTTCGCGGGTAGCTGAACAATGAACTATAATCTTTCTTATTTCTCTCATTTCTTTTTGGATTTAGCAAACTTGTAAACCGTGAAGGCAATTGCTAAACAAAGAGAGATGAATTGAAGAATTTCGTTACACTGAGAAAGGCTTAATCCTAAAGCTCCCCCGTTTGCTGCTAACACTTCTGCGGTGTCCTTTATTTCTGTTTTCATGTCCAGGTGGTTTTATTAAATAAACATAATTCCCATTCCATGTTGTTGTCGTTGTCCATTTCATAAATGCAAAGATAATAATTTATTATTATTCTTCAGTTACCCATCCATTAATAGGATTTTGAAGTATTGAACATATTTCACTATGTGTATATTGAGTCTGTCCTTTTAAAAAGCTGGGAGTGTTTCCTGTAAATTTTAGAATTGTTTGAGAACGATCTATAGAATATCTTAAAGTATCTACCGATGTTTCTATAACTTCAGAAAAATTAATAGAGCCTACATCAGACGCGTCAAATATTACATATGTTATATGATCGTAACTCATTTTATATTATTTAAGGAACATCGGTTATAATATCACCGCTTTCCATATTAGTCATAGTACCATTGTTAGTGTTTTTACTGTCATCAGTTATGGTAGGATAAGATGCAGTTCCGTTTGGATCACCATTTCTCCAATACCCTATTAAGTCGGCACTACTAACATAGTTACCATTATCGGATGTAAGATCAAAAGGTGTTCCTCCATTATAAATTGCATTTGCTTCCGATGCCGTTAAAGCACTGTTCCAGAAACCTATCTCATCTAACTTTCCATCCATAAGTAAAGTTCCTGCTGTAAAACGTTTACCAATAAAAGCATTATTAGCCGCATTATATGCATTAACACCCCCGCTGCCGGATGTAAGTGTAGCCACAGATGCTCCATTAATATATATATCAAAATCTGCTGATGACGTGCTTCCCCATACACAAACAATATGATTCCAAGCGTTATCGGTTAATTCATTGTTAACAGTTCTGCAAGTTCTTCTGTCACCTGATCCTGTTCCTGTTCCATCTCCCGTACTCATCGCAACATAACCGTTACTATTTTTATCTATATTTATTCCATAATAAACACCTAATTGGGAATTGTTAGAAAAA